TCCCTCGGCGCTTCGACAGGGCCTCTGCCTGCGCCTGGGCCGCCGCCTGCGCAGCTTCGGCCTGTTGATTCATGGTCTGAGTCTGAGTTGGCGCGGTCGGGGCCTTGGGCTGGTTCGTCAGGGAATACGCCTCAAGTCCGGTTGCCGCAGCGGAGATTCCTAGCATGATGGGCAAAACGGCGGCTGCCATGTCAACTCCTCATCGCAAGTCCGTAGCTGGTCGGATTGTACGCTGGCTCTTTACGCGCGTCAAGGAGAGATTTGATGATGGACGGATCGATGTCCGGATCGGGTTGCTTATAGCAGGGCTGCTCCAGGGCCGCGTAGCGCACGCAGTCGGGGAAGTCCTTGTATGCTTCCTCCGGCTTATCCTTCCCCTGCTGCCACGAGTAGTTGAACATGTCCTGGATGGGGCCCCGGTCTCCACCGCACCCCTCCCACGCAAACAGCATCCCTGAGATTTCCTTGCCCCTCAGCGTGGAGAACTGCGGCGCCAGGTACTCCTTGACCGCCTTATGCCCGAGAGCCACGTCACCAGGAGCAGAGTGTGAAAGCACAATTCCGTGAATGCCCGACTTCTCCAACTCATCTTCCCAGGAGGTTTCCTCAACAGCGGTCTTGACGGTCTTCGCCCCGTACTTGGCATCGAGAATGACCAAGCCGGGTTCCCGATAACCATGCTGCGCTCTCCGCACCCGTATCTGGCGCACCATCTCGTGAATCGTTCCCTGCAGCAAGAGGTAAGAGTACCAATAAATCCGGTTAGCATTCTTTCCTCCGATCTGGATTTCCTCCGGCGAGACGGCGCCGAACAGCCAGCGCGTGGCCTTCCCGTCGTGAGGGTCCACCACCTCCAGGCGCATCCAGTCTTTGGGAATCTCGAAGTCCTGGTAGAGGTGCACATCGCGGTCCAGTTGCTTATAGACTAGTCCGGAGAGATGCTTCCACTTCCCCTCTTCGCGCGCCTCTCTCTCGTCGGGGTCCGTGAGCGTCTGCAGGTAATTATCAATTCCCGCCCTCGGCATGAAGCCCATGACCTTGCCGCAGTTGGGGCACTTGTCCACCGGGCGCATCTGGTCGGGCTTCAAATTCTCCGGTTGGTTCTCCACAACGGCATGACCGCAGAACCGGCACCAGTCCTGGCAGTTATCCCAGACCGACCCGCGGAACACCGCGATCTCCTGGTCCTCCCCTCCGTTGTTGAACGCCTTCAGGGAGAAGAGGTCGTAGATGTACGGCTCCTTCAGCGGGGTCATGGTGAACCACGACGGAGCGTTCGTCGCCATCTTCCCGCGCTCAGCCGCGTTGAAGATCGCTTGCGGCGGCGGCTCGTCCCAGTGTATCCAGTCGGACGGGACGCCTTCAAAACTCTCCGCCGGCTGGACGTAGGAGCGAAAGTGAATCGTGCTCCCGCAGGGCTTCCCCTCGTAATCGTTGGTCAGCACCAGCGTCTTCATCGACCCGTCCGAGTAGCGCGAAATGTCAGGCGCGCACCACGGCGCCATGAGTTTCAGGAAGCGCGGCTCGATAAGTTGCGCCAGCGTCTGCCCCGCCACTTCACAACCTACCATCCCTACGTTGGGAACGCGGATCGGAATGCGGTAATCAGGGTCATTCGGCTTGAGCCAGGGCCGGAACCCCATCGCGTGCGCCAAGTCCTCCGCTATCCCAATCACCGTTTTTCCAGAGTTGTGGTTTATCAGCCCACCCGCGTAGTAGTTGTGGTATTCGGGAACGCAGAAGTCAAAAACCTCTTGACTGGTAATCAATTCGATTGATACAATGTGGTTGACATATTCGCGAGGAGGATTACCCGATGAAAAGGCGTCACTACCTGACTCAATCTGATCTGGAAGACATCCGAAGAATGATTGAAGTCGAGGAGCTTCAACAGTGGAAAGTCGCAGAGAAGATAGGGGTTCACATTGGAACCATTGAGAAAGTTTGCAAGCGGCTAGCTCTGAAAACTCAGCGCACCGGCCCCAAAAGCGGCGCAGAGCATCCCGATTGGAAAGGAGGCCGAGTGAGGGTGAAAGGGTATTGGTACATCTACTCTCCTGGTCATCCATTCGCCAAGAAGGGAGTCCCCTACGTCCTTGAGAGCCATTTAGTGATGGAGAATAAACTGGGCCGATACCTGCTTTCCGGAGAAGTCGTTCATCACATAGACGGGAGCACGGACAACAATGCTCCAGAAAATCTGATTGTCTTTGGGTCAAATGCAGCACACCTGAAGCATGAACTGACAGGACGTTGTCCGAAGTGGACTCCGGAAGGACGACAACGCATTCTCGAAGGCTGGAAACAGTATGATAGAACCCGTCGTCACAGAGCAAAAGGTGGTCAGGACTCGTCTCAATCCACCGACCGTCCGCCAGCGTGATTCGATAGCAATGCGGCGCCAGGCCCTTGCTGAATGGAGGCTGGGCCTCTGCTACCACCTTCCTCTGACCATCCCAGGCGCACACCTCAAAAGTCTTGCCGAGCCGGAACATATCCCCGACTGAGACTTCGGAGCTAGGAGTCTCAATCAAAGTCGAGGCCGTCAAGCATTGGTTGCCCGACTCCAGAATCCGACGCTTCGGCATCCGACCATACGCATTCTTGCAGCGCACGAACCGCTCCTGCACTCGGTTCATCTGTAGGTAGTAGAGAGGAAATGACTTCTTTAGCTCGTCCGATATCTTCGACTTGTCAACCGGATCCCCCGGCTTGTAGTCCCGAAGAAACGCCGGAACTTGCGGAGTAGTCGGAGTCTTGGCCATGCTCCTATCCTAACACCAAACCGACACCCCCGCCTTTCCTGGCTATTCTCATAACCCCGGTGCGGTGTCAATTTGCTCGCTGGATTTCCATGAGAAGTCTGTCGGCTTCCATCCCGCATCTCAGCGGTCAGCCAGTCGGGTCGTTGGGGGGGTCTCAACGATGGTCCCGTATCGCCGCTTCAACTTCTCCGGTCCTCTGAGCCCTTGTCCATGGGCGCATCCTACCACCGCTATCTCGTTGTAGGAGAAACACGGAGGAGAATGTCGTTGCGCTGCTTCTACCATGACGAAAACAGCATATCACCATCAACCTAAGACTTAAGTCGTAGATGCGTCGTAAGTGATTGAGCTTTAAGGGGAAAATTATTTGTGAGGGATAGTACCGCAGCGCAGGGGAGGGGGCTGAAAGGGGGGCCTGGGGGTGGCCTAGATTGCTTTTTGACTACCTGTAAGTCATTGATTCTACTAGGTAAGTGTTCAATTACGTCTGATATGATGTATTATGTTAACCTGGTTTCTAGTGTTTTCAATGACTTACAAGCCATGGTGGGCTAGGAGCATGAGCTATTCCTTCTTGTCGCCGCGCACAATAGCCATCAAATCCAGTATCACGTTGACGTTGAAGCCAGTCGGTAAGCCCATGATAAGACGCCTCTTATCCTCTGCTACTCCAGCTATCATAACCAATGATGCGGCACTGGCTTTTACCAGCTTAGCCGGTGTCACTGATTCAAGAGACCGCATACCGATTGCGTCCCAAGCCTCAAGCCTATGCTGTTGGAACGACTGCAGGTCTTCCTCGGAATGGTCGGACAGGAATCGAGACAGCACGCCCCTAGCACACTGCCGGGACACACCGACACGACGAGCAAAGGCGGAAGGTCCGAGCTTGACCAGCTCAGGGTGCTTCATTGCAAGCTCACGAATTTGAGCGGATTTACTGGCCTTTTTCATGGATTCAGCCTGCCCGAAAATGCTGCGAAAATCAAGGGAAAATTCAGGACGTCGGTCAGGTTAACATAACAAATGACCCAGGCACAAAGTGGTAAATATTTTCATCACCTGTGTTTTCAGTGGTTTGCTGGCGTTTAGGGCAATAAATGCCCTAAGTGTTCGGAAATGGGATTGGTGTTAACTGTTTCATAATCAGCCACATACGTTTGGCCCGGCGCTTGCATATAGAAGGGGCGTGCGCAGAAACGAAAGCGCAAACGAGGTCACTTACATGACTAACACAGAGCAGAGGGAAGCGAACAGGAAGCAGAACGGCATGACGCGCGAGCAGGCCATTGCTTGCTACCGTAGGGTAAAAGAGTGGGAGCAGTCAGTATCCAACCAACTGCGCGAATCCATCCTAGTGCCTCATTTCAGTGGGAATATGTGCTGCCTTCACAATTGGATGATCGACTACGAGCAGGGAGGCCGAGACTGGGGCCAAGGACGGAAGACCATCATAACCAAGGAAGTCTACAAGCTGGGTCGGTACTACAATTGGAAGCAGAATCACATCTGGCAGATTGCCGAACGCTTGGGCAACCACTTCGCCAGCATGTTCTAACCCCTGCTCCTGCCTCGGTCAGCACCGGGGCGGCATGGAAGGGCTAGAGGGTGTCTGCGAACGAAACCAAAGGGGAGGGTGAGACAATGGATTTTAGACCCGAGTGGCAAAAACAATGGGAGCGAAACATTATGAATGCTCGAAACGGAGACTTAGAGGCCCATCGTCGGTTAGAGGAAGCAGGGCGCAAACTGCCGGAGGGTACAGCGTTCAGGAGCCGTGGGCTTACCTGCGAATGGTGCGGTGGGAAGATGCGGGGTCGTGGAGCTTGCCCCATCGCAGTTCATTAACAGGCCGCCCCTCTCTTAGGGGCAAACAGGAACGGTCCCCAGTCCCGCGGTGAGGGATGGCGAGGGGGCGCAAACTGGATGAGGAGATGAGAACATGGCCAGCATCAACACAGTTCCG